GAAATTAGGTGTTCTGAAAAGCTTTGCCCATCCTCTATGAACACGTTTCATATTACCAATACGGATAGTTCCTCCTGGACCTTGTGCTATAGGAAGTGTAATAAGCCTAGATGTATACCCCATTCCTGCAACTAAAGTTCCTTGAGATGTTGTCAAGTCATCACTCAATGTCCCACTAGCATTCACGATTTGACTATCAAAAACAGAACCATCTCCAAGGATATCTACTGTTTCTGCCTGTAAATGGGTTAATGCTCCTGAAGAAAAATCAACAGCACTTTCCGCAACAACATGACCATCAAGATATTTAGAGTCAGATATAGACTCAGTAGACATCCAATCTTCCATCATCTCTACTGTTTCTATAATACGTTCTGCATAGGACCATGAATTCGTTCCTGAGCCTGCACTAGAATAAGCAACTGCTGAACCTGTAGATGTTGTGGAAACAGTGAAAGTATTATCATCAACTTTAGTCACATAATAAGTGGTTGATGCCACAAGATTTCCTGGCAATGCACCACCAGCATTAGAAACTTCTATTTGTTCACCTGTTAAAAGCCCATGCCCTGAATCAGTGAATAATAAAGATCCAGAAGAATCACTTCCTGTAAAAGTATTAAGTGCAGTATCAGCAACAGAAACAGTCCTACGTACTAATACCCAGAGTTGATCTCTGGAACTGGAAGGAATTGTACACATATCCAAAACAACAGCATGGTCCTTATCTGTAGTCATATGACCTGTAGGATCACCTTCTCTTGTACTTGAGTAGTTGTAATTTCCTCCTAATTCATGCGTATGCCATGCAATAATCTCTAATTGAGGAATATATGTTAATCCCACTATTGTTCCATCACCCATTCTAAACCAACTGACAAAATTAGGAATATCAGTTTCAATCACCTGTTTTGCTGATTGGTTCAATATATCTGTTGCTCTAGATGTGATATCAGCAGATTTAGCACCAGTAGCAGAATCCCCAAAAGTTATAACTCTTACCTTCTTACCAGTTCCTTGGATATAAAGGGCATTACTATCATAAGGAACAGCATTAGCCCCTGTTTGTGCAGGCTGTGTACCTTCCCTTTTAATCGTAAAATTGAAAGGAGTGATTGTGAGATCCTGTTCTGATCCATAAACTGCATATACTCCACCTGTTGAGCCAGCAAGTAACTTCTCTTGAGATACAAGCCATTGAATCTCATCAATTGTTCCTGAATCAAAGGTAAAGGTCATTCCATTAGATGGAACAATCTGATCTCCTACAATCTGAGAACCTGTTGCAGTAGCACCTGTTGAAGTACCTTCTTGTTCTGATGGAGAAAAGCGTTCAAAAGAACCTGTTTCAGAAAACCAAACTGTTTGTGGAGCTTTAGAATTCCTGGCAAAGACCATACGTTGCTGGAATATGCCCACATGATGAGGATAATTACCTGTATACCATGCTCCTAGTTTCCATGTTGTTAAAGCATTTGAATCTGATACAGGACAATCCTGCTTGAGTGTTAAAGTAACTCTAGTTGCACTTGTGTAAGTAGTTATTTCTCCATAAACCCAATAAATCGTATCTCTTTTAAAAGGACTGAAACGCATCAACCGACCAACATCATCAGAAGAAAAGAGATCAGCACTAGAATCTATCTGTAAAGTTGAACCTTTAGGGTAATATTGGGCATAGATTTTAGGTTTATTAGCAACATCAAATACTTCTGGAGTTAAATCTGTAGCATCAGCCAATTTAAACGTATTAGCCGTTGCATTGACCACATAATAATCACCATTTACAGGGTCAGTTCCACCTGACGCATCAGTAAGTGTAATAAACATCCCATCATTCAAGCCATGATTCTTTAACTGTAAATATGAAACATTGGCATCTGTATTTGCTACTCCAGTAGCACCTCCAGCAGTTGTATCGTACCAAGCATTATCTATCTTTGCCTGAACTGTTGAACTATTTGGAGCCAAGAATTTTTTATTTATAAATCCAGTACCATCGCTTGTTGCAGTATGTGTATCACTAGGACTACTTATATCAATAGTTACATCCTCATTGCCATTACGTTCATCTTCCTGTTGTTCTAGATAAGGGCCATCTTTAATAACAAATGGTTCTAAAACCCATCTATATCCTGTAGTAACAGTTCCACCATCTTTAGTTCTAAAACTGCCAGCAGTATCACTAGAATTAGAATATCTAGACATCTTATAGGGTTTAACATCTGGAGAAACGAGAAAGATGATATCGGCAGACTGTACAAACTGTAGATTCTTTAATTTAGTAGCACTATTAAAAGGACTTCCTGTCAATCGGAGATGGTCCTGATCTGTTCCTTTATTTGTTTCTCCTGATAAAACAGCTCCATCTTTATAAAATTTGACATAACCTAAATCGAAACTAACTCCAGAACCAGGAGAAGCTCCATATGCTACAACAGCACCAACTGTTTCTACTGACATAGATGCAGATACCCTGAAAGTAGTCGTACTTGGAACAGATCTAACATAATAATCCGTATTTGCTGATATGTTACTTGGTAAAGTGCTTGACGTACTAAAATTTACAATATCACCAACAATCAACCCATGTATTGATGTGGTAGTAAACTTTATTCCAGAATCACTAGATGCTGTAACAGTCATAGACCTATGGCCAAACTCTAGAACGTAATTACTTGCACTTTCATGTCCGAACACAAAAGGAACTAAACGGACAGTATTGCCTTCATAACCTAATGTGAGAGCATTAGAGTCAGTTCTAGCTACGAATTTTGTTCCTGGTCTACGTGTAAGACTGCCTGTAGGTCGAACAATTAAGTTCTTTAATAAGGCAGATGAGGAGAAATAGAGTTCATCAGATGCATAGCCATGCCTTTGCTCTGCTATCTGACCACCAAACCAATTTGTTTGAGTTGAAGTTGCACGAGTCATTATTAAGTAACACCGCTTGCCGTATCTGCTGAAAATGGTTTGAAATACCCAGATGCACTTCTTGTTCTAGCATTGATCCATTCATTTGATTCAATTTTTTGAGCAGTACCTTCTTGTCCGTTGATACTTCTGGCTTCTGATAGAGTCCCTTGATACTTAGCCATCATCATATCTCTAAGTTGAGATTGACCTGTAAGATCCATTGCAATTTCACCTGCCAATGCCATCCCAATAGCCTGTATTAATATAGAATCAAAATGATTGAGGAGTTGTACTGCTTCCCTATTATCATGATTATTACTTCCTATATACTTCTTAACATAAATTATATTTGCAGTAGAAGCACTTGTTACTAAGGCAAGACGGTCTTCATTCTCATCTATAGCAACTAATTCAACTTGCCAAGGATAATCATAATTTGACTCTTCAAAAAGGCTTAAAACCCTTAAAGAATCTGCTGGAAGTGTATAGGCATAATCAAAACTAAACTTAGGAGTCACGCTTAACCTAGTCAACGTAGCTCTTTTAGTAACACAATTCCAAGGATGCGCCCTCAAAACCTGATTTACAACATCAGTAAACCGAGTCTTGGTAGCAAAAGCTTGTGCTGTGTTATCTGAAAAATCACTAATTGTTTTGTCGCCTAAATTGTTTAAAGCAATATTGGCGATAGAAACAGCATCAGTCATAGGGGCCTTGTGGGGGCCGAAGCCCCCTTACTGGTCAGTCTATTGTATAGAAAATAGCAGACTTGATTGTGCCAGTAGCATGGGCCGCATCAATATCTACAATGATGTCAGTTCCATTCTTATCAACACATTCAAAACCTGTATTGTCAATACTTGTTGCAGTCTGTGGACCCCAACTAGAATGAATTGCTTTTTTAGCAGTATTCATTGCTGTAGCCGCTATAAAAGCAACTAAGTCAAGTGAAACTGCCGCTTCAGTATCACTGTTAGTATGAGCCGCATATCCAGCACTCAAGGTGACACTTGAACCAAGAGCATCAGCTTGAAGCATGACATTCCAGATTCTTACACCTTTAGGGAATGAGCCAATAACAACAACTGTACCATTAGCACCTGTATTGTCAGTGGCAGTATTCCCATCTGCTTCATATGTGTCATACATAACACGCATTCGTCCACCTTGTTCCGCAACATTAGTCATTGTCCTCGGATTCGTGATGGATGCGATTTGCTTACGCTTATTTACTCCGTAAGTTGTAGCCATATTAGATCTCCTTTCTTAATTATTGAAGGCAGGAAATCTGCACGACACGCTTTTCTTCCAAGCGAGTTGCACCAATAGTCATCCTGTAATAGATGTACTGGCTAAACCGCTTGTCGGGTCGTTCAGAAATTCTAGCTACGATGTCTTCCCAAATACAAAGGCCAAGACCTCTGCGGTGAAAGGCAACACAATGGTCAGGATCACCACTATTTTCCTGTGCAGTAGGATCATAGGTGAAAGAACCTGAACTGTGACTACCATTTATGCTTGGGATCAATTCAGTTCTGATGATATTGAAACCCATGTAATGGTTTAAATCACCAGCAACCAATGCTCGGATTTCATTGAAATCAGCACTGTTTACTTTAGTAGATTTAAGCAAATTACTCAATTGTGCAGAATTCACAATTATGAACAAATTGCTATTACCATTTACATCATAATCATCAGCATCATTAGCACCAAGAATCTTTCTGGCATGAATAAGCTTGCCAACAGTAAGACCTTGATTCCCTGATCCTGAATCAACCTCATAAGTAACATCATTAATTGCTACTTTTTGAGCCGCAGGTAGGGTTACAGCAGTATTTGCACTAGAAGTACCATCAGAAGCATCTGAATATGCACTGCCAACTAATGCACTAATGATTGTCTCATCTTGCGCTCTGCCCATTGCCATTGCCGCATTAGCGGAATAAGCAGAGGCAGGATCAATGAGCATCCTGAGTTTATCAGGATTATCGATCATGTCACCCCAATCAAAATCGTTAGGAGTTACTTTCCTACGATCATGAGGAGTACTCATTAACGGTGAGTCAGCATGACGAGAAGATACTCGTTGTGCCGCTACCGATTCAATACGGTCCATGAAGACTTCTTCACCGACCTTTCCTGTTTCCAGTGTTACAGAATTCCGTAGCCTACTTCCCATCTGTTGGACGAGAAGTTGGACATTTGCGGAAAACTGCTTCACAAAGGAAGTAGTTACGTGTACAGACATAGTTCCGCTTTCGTTATATGTTTAAAATGCTACGGATTATCCAAAAGGGTCCGAATTACCCAATATACTCATGAAGTTTTGTCATCTCCTTAACTGCGTTTGCATGATTTGGATGATATTGATCCAA